GGAAGAAGTTAGGAGCTAACTCATACTTCTTTGTTCGTGTCCGTAAAGATTTCTCAATGGCTTGGGTTCTGGGTTGGGCTACAGGACTCAAGATTCAGAGATCAGGGGAATTTAAAAAGAGAGGTGAGTTAGATGACTTTGGTTTTAAATACAAAGTAGATGGGTATCACTTACCTATTGCAGCACTGCGTCCAGCGAACTCTCTGTAGAGTCTTCGAAGTCGATATCGAAAGGCTCAGTGACATCGATCACCCAGACTTTACCACTCCCTTTGCCAACAGACTTTATAGGTCTTATACCTTTATTAGATTTACCAGCATCTTCTAAATGCGCTAACCCATTACGGACGAACTCTAGTTTATTAGAAGCTCCTAGCGCCCTACCATTATTATAGGTGTGAATCGCGACTTGGAACTCAGTGATAGTTCCCCGCCACTGCTCCATCCTATCGTTCTGTTCTCTACAAGCTTTAGAGAAGAAGTCGATGAGTTCGGCTACTTGAGATCTACTTGAGTTATCGTAAGCCGCATAAGCAATACTATTATCAATGTAGCTCTTAACTCCAAATCTATCATCGTCGAGAACCTCTTCAGGTGGTTTCCATTTCTCTAACCAAGCTAGAAAGTGAGGAAGCTCCTTATCGAGTATATCTTCTAGATCGTATTTCTTGGGGAACTTAAACGGCTTGGGGCAGATCTTGAAAGCCATCAGTTTATCTCGGTTACTAGAGTCTAGTGTTGGGATAACGCTCATACTGTTAGCATCGTCGTTGAGGCTAACGATAATCCTACCAGCCCAAGGGAGAGTAACAGCGTCTGAAAACTTAGCCATGAACTCTATTCTTGGGTTAGCTACACCACGTTTAATTAGCTCTGTTGCTTTCCGTTGATCTTGGAATGAAGCAGCACTTACGGTATCATCAATAACCCAAGCAGCGGCTCTCCCTAAGTCTTTATTGAACTTAGTTCCTCCCGAAAGATAATCACTAGCATCGGCATAACCACCAACAGCAGCAGAGATAATCTTATTTGATAGCAGAGTCTTACCCCTTTTAGCGGGACCAACTAGGATACAAGCTTGCCCCTGATCTTCCCGATTATTTATAACCCCCGCATAGAATCTCTGGAACCAAGCGAAAAAGTAATACTTCGCTCTAACGTCTGTGGAGTCTACGAAGAACTGATCGAAGAACTTATTGATCCAAGGCCACTTATCGAAGTCGCCATCTTCCGCTGCTAAGATTGGCTCGATGCTAGAACTATTAAGAATTCTGAGACCGTTAAAACTAACGACACGCTTATCCCTTCTGAAAACAATTGGGGCGATTTCGTTAATTCTATTTTGATTACTAATGACTAGGATGGCGTTCTCGACTTCTGAAAGGTTTTCACCTTTCTTAGCGCGTTGTTTAAAGCCACGCTGTTTAAGTTCTAGGACGAGTTGATCTCTTGGGATTGGTTGTGCAATCTTGTTTAGAAGTTTAAAGAATTGCCTACCGTTAAACCAATACTCATCGAGTAGATTACCCATCTTCTCTTCTTCGTATTTCTTTACAAACTCTTTACCAAAGATATCTCGCCAAGTCTTCCAACCTTCATCTCGGTCTGAGTAGACAATACACCCATCTTCAAATACCTGACAACCTTCTCTATCAATCCCATCGTCAATCCAAAACAGTGGGCCTCTAGAACCTACTTCTAAATCACCCACCCACCTATTGGGGAATCGTTTATCAACTTCTTGTGCAATCTTTTCAATTGGTATCGAAGTCTCTTTTGATTCTGGAGGATTACTTTGAGCAGCTTTAATTAGTGCTGTTTGAACTACAGCAGGGGAAACAGATCCCCCTAAAGAAACCCAGTCTTTTCCAATCTCGAAATATTGAGAAGGGTTTTCAGATTTAACATCATACCCAGCGAATATCATATGAAAGCCAATCGAGTTTTTAAGCTCGCGCATAAAACCTTTATACAAGAAGTCTGGGACGGATATAGCTTCTTCGAACTCAAACACAACCCTGACGTATCCACTCTGAGTTTTAGATCTCCAACTGGGCATACAACCAGCACACTTAACATTGATAGTATTATCCACATTAATCCAGTCCACGGGGGCATCGTAGTCAGCAGCTACACCGTGAACTCTCCGCACTTTGTTTTCGCCCTCTATTCGAGAGTTAGGAGCTAGTCCTTCTGCTAGACTATAGAAGCAATGCTTTGTTGTTTGCTTACCACACCATTCTCTGTATTCAGCTTTTGACTTAAATGTAGGTTTCGGATTAACCGAAACTTTAGACATATCGTCACACGGTGTGCATTTCTTTGATCGTAAATTTTCAATGTATCTGTATTTCATTTTTCATAGCGTGTTAGGATTGACCCTTCAGCAGATAGGGGGATATCAGGAATCCATGCCGGAGGTTCCGACATAATTCTTGTAACCTCTTTTAGTGTGTCTTCTGCATCTTCTTCCCTAGCTTCGATGACCATTTCGTCGTGGACATGCATCACTATTTTGTAACCAGCTTCTTCGACACGCAGCATCATATCGGAAAATATATCCCTAGCTAATGCTTGTGAAGCATTCTCTGCTACTAATCCTCCCCAAAGACGGACGGGTAGGGTTTTTCCGTGTCTAGGAATACCAGCTATAAAATGTAATCTTCCCGAATCCGGTTTAGCTATGAGAACACCGTAGTTAATAACCCTACCGCTAGGTAGTTCTACAGTGAACTCTGTAGGGATCTGCTGACTAGCTTCGTGAGAACCCTCGATTTCCGAGTTATATTTGGACCACAGGGTTTTAACCTTCTGCATTTTACTCCTGTATTTCCTAACTCTCTTCTCAGCTTCCTTTTCGGAGATGTTGGACATTGAAGCAAAACGACCTGCTCCTGCACCATACCCACATCCAAGCACCATTCCTTTTACTGAATGCCTTAGTTTGGAGTGTTTCTTAAAGGATTTATCTTCTTCGTCTGGGTTCCACATTCCAAACCGTATCGCGAACGCTTCATAGATGTCATCACACTCTGCGATCTCGTTAAGCATTTCTTTATCATTTGCTAACCAACAAAGTGTTCTCACTTCGATTTGGGAGAGGTCAACAACGACTAGTCTTTTAAGTTTGTGAGGCTTAATAAGATGTCGGAGATTCACTCCAAACATTTCTTCTCTAGGTAAGTTCTGTAGGTTTAAGTTTCCACCCGAACCACTGAACCTGCCGGTGTGCGCTCCGAAATACATACAGCCCCCGTAGTAACGTGAGTCAGACATAGTAGCGTTATCAAATGCTTCTAGCTTCTTCTTTAGAGAGTTTATTCTTCTCCAGTCTTTAACGGCTGAAACCCACTTATGCTCTTTGCTATGATACTCTACCCACTCCTGAGAGTCTTTATCAGTTTGAGCTAAACTAGCTGGGGGATCTATACCAACAAGCAGGCATTGAGAATTAAATGCTGCCCTACTTAATAATGGCTTTTCCCCTAACCAAGGAATATTTTCTTCAGCTTCAAACAAACGAAGTTTGATTGTTTCGAGTTGAGTCTTAAGTAGATCTAAGTCGATTGGTATCCCACGCTGAACAATTGTCCTATTCAATCGACTAACACTCCTTTCGAATTGCGGCCACTTATCTTCCAGACTATTCCACAATCGTAAGCAAAGCTCACTATCTTTGATAGCATACTCACTTACCTCTTTCTGGAACTCTTCACCCATCTCACTCCAATTTTTCCCCGACATATTGTCACGGGTAGATTTATCAACTTGGATGTCATAGAGTTTAGCAGTAGCCCCTTTAAGAGATCTGGGGAGTTTGCAATAAGCCACTAGATCTGCTGTGCAATGCCACTCCGCTGGAGAACAACTGTCCCACCACCCCATAGATACCGCATAGAGATGAAGGGTCTCATCAAAAGAGGCGTTGTGCGATAGGACGATGTTGTCATTTAATAATGACCAATCGAATTTTTCGGGATGCCCAACAAAAGTTAAACCGTCCGAACCAACTACGCTCACCATGTAAGCGTCAAATTTTGGGTGAGAAAAATACCCAAGTGGGCCTAATGTTCGAATACTACATTCTTTGTCGTAGTATGTTTCGAAGTCCACAGCATATATAATTTTATTCATGTATATTTAAAAAAGTAGCCCCACCCCCTAGGTG